ATCATCATCATCCGATGCACTAATTCCAACGTGTGTTGCGTTTGTAACCATTACATCACCAACCAAGTCAAATATTTCCTCGTTAGTTCTCTGTGTATTTGCCGATGCAATTGTAAAGTTTGGATACGTTCCCGTCACCGTTACGTTTGAACCAGCAGTCAACGCCACCGTTTGGTCTGGTGAGGAGTTGGTGATAGTTAATGTATCGCCTGTAACAGCAGTAGTAATACCTGTACCGCCAGAAATTGTCAAGGTATCGTTATTGTCATCTGCAACAGCAGTGCCGCTGTCGGATGCAACGTTCTTGAAAATTAATTGCGATGAACCTTTGTCGTTATTTGTTAGGGTTACAGAACCCGATGTTCCTCCACCCGACATTCCATCACCTGCGGTAACCCCTGTGATGTCACCAACGTTGTTGGTATATTCCGAACTGATTGGGATATTGTAATAGGTTGTCCCGTCATTTGTAAATTCCCAACGGTCCGTACCCTCGTTCCATCTTGATAATACGTTGTTTGATGTGCCACGTTCTACTTCAAGACCTGCATTTTGCGTTGGTGTACCTGTTACGTCAGAATTTACTGTGATTATATTATCAGCAACATCAAGAGTTTGAGTATTAATAGTGGTTGTTGTACCATTAACAGTTAAATCTCCACTGATTACAATATCGTCTCCGAATGTTTTATCACCACCAATTGCTTGTGTTCCACTTGTACGGACAACTGTGTTGTCAACGTCAAATGTTATGGTTTCGTCTGTCGCTTGGTCAGTTGTAAAATCACCACCTGTCTGAAGTCCATCACCTGCGGTCAATGTTATTGTTGAATCGTTTGCTGCTGCAGGTATTGTTGGCTTGTTTGTTAGGTCAGTATAAGAACCACTAAAGTCACTAGCCCCAATAAGTGTGCGAACCTCTGCTGCTGTTATCCCTGTAGCAAGCGTTGGCGTTCCACCGCCACGATTAATTGCAGGCTCCTCAGTGTTTGTTGCACTAGCAGCAATTCCGTCAAGTTTTGTTTTTAATGTTGATGTAAAGTTCTCGTCTGATTGAACATCAGCACTGATGACACCAGAAGCAATTGTAATTCTTGAACCAATTTTAACACCACCAAGAGCGGATGCTGTTGCCGTGTCCAATGCAATATCATTAGCGTTTGCTGTAATACCTGTACCACCTACAACATTTAGTGTGACATCACCACTTGTTCCTCCTCCTGTCAGACCACTTCCTGCTGTTACCGAAGTAATATCACCAGATGACGATGATAGATTTGTCCAAACGCTTCCATTGAAAAAACGAATTTCATTGTCGTTTGTATTGTAGTAAATCTGCCCTGCACTTGCGCCAGTTGGATTTGACGAATCGTTATTTAAACGAGCATCAACCAATTGATTTCCGTTTAAATCTAAGTTCCCGCTTAGGTCTACGTCATTTAAAAATTTAATTGCCATTTTTTTTGTTTTATTAGTTGAATACGGCCCTGCCGAATATTGGAACCTTAAATTCTATTATTACTCTATTGTTTGTTATGTGATGAACGATTGCGTAAATAACATAATCGTTTGAGTCAAAAACGGAAACCGCTGGTTTTTTGTTTAAGTTATGCGTAACATCCCATTGGTCGCTGGCCACTGATTGCGTGTGTTCAAAATGCAAATCACCACTACCTACCGCTACTTGGCTAACAGTCACTGAGTTAGGTACAGTGTTTACTAGCTCAACAGAACCAATTACATTTCGTTCTATAGTAACTTCGTTACCTTCTATTAAGTTTATAGTTACACTCATCCAGTAACATCTCCTTGTATTACAAATAGCCCTCCAAGCCAAGTGCTTACATCGTTAGTAGATATGTGTGTTGACTGCAAGTCGTAAACATAAACACCTGGTTTAATATTCATATTAGCAGCACTTTTAACCATAAGCAGATTCCCACTTGCATCCTTAGTGAAGTCACTGTTTTCAAATGTAAGTAAGATAGCGTTTGAAGACTTTTTTCTTACTTCAGATTTAAAGTTGTAACCTGTTAAGTCTATAGGATTGTTATTACCATCTACCCAATTCATATCAAGCTTAAACGTGTCGTTCTGCATACACGTTATATCAAGGTTTTCTTTTACTACTAGGTTTATTGATGCCATACATTTTATTTTTTTTGGTGATGTAGGTCGTTAAGCAAAAATGGTTTGGTCAGTAAACGGAGTCTTGTCATCAAGAACCAAAGAAGCAAGTCCGCTTTCCGTGTTTAGTGTGATATTTATGAAAGACTTCTCCGAAATATTCGTGCCGCTATTAGCCTCGTAATTCATCGTTAAACCATCCATCCATCCCGATATAGTAACACTCTCATTATTATGTAAAAGAATAGCTACAATGTCCTCTCTGCGACTCATATAGTCAATCTGATTTACCTTATTGTCAACAGAGGGTATCTGAACAACTATACTAGTGCTAACTACACCGAGTCCGTTTGATATATTTTTATTCTCATCAAAAGAAGTTACACCATCCTTGATGTTATGCTCAAAAACAACAGTGTTGTTTGTATCTACCTGCGTAACAATAGTCTCATCAAGAGGGTCAAACGTGATAGTTAAATCCTGCTTCAATAAAAGTATTACTTTTTGAATACCACCTGTAACACGCTTGTTACAATTGATATCAATATCACTAAGTAATATAGAACAGTTAAACGCCATAATTATTTTTTTTACCTAAATTCAAAAGTTAAACTCAATTCACACTCAAAGCTAAACCCACTAGGGAATCCAGATGCTGGGTTTGATGAATTACCGTACTGTAATCTTGGTTGATAGTATATTCTTCTAAGTCCATTCATTTTGTTATCAATCCAAGTAGCATTTGGTGTAGGTACTACGTTTTGTTGACACAATGTAGCACCTCTCTGATAGTGGCTAATTAGACCCAAACTACTTGGATTATTATTCCAGTTTAAAGAATAAAAGTCACTAAACTGAAATAATGTTTGGTCAATTGAGCTAAGACTACTACCGTTAGCAGGTGTTAATAACTGAGAGCCTATTCTAATCCTTGAATCAATACTACCTAATTGACCGTAAGTAATATTCATCAATGTGTGAGTCGCTTGACTTGGGTCTGTTGTTAAATCTCCAGCGGGGATATTAGATGTTACCGTTCTTGCTACTATTCTATGTTGTGTATAAGTATCAAATTCTGGAGCATTAAGAAAGTCAACATTAGGAGCTGGAGACTGAAGGTAATATACCAAATTGGGAGATACTCCAAACGGCCCAGAAAGTTGAGGGTTGTAAGTTCCTGAATGTGACACACTTGTATTTCCTCCATAAGTGCCATCTGCAACCATATTTAAGGTATACGTTCTTGTTACACCCGAATTTTGTGAAGGGGTCGTAACACTCCAATTACCCACACTTGGATTCTGCACACACAAAAACTGATAAAGCATATTATCAGCAGGTATTGTATAATAGTCTCCATCTGGTAAGTTTGCAATACTACTAGAGCTACTGTTAGGGAAAACATATATATCCCTTGTTGATGTGTTAACTATACTTATAATAAGACCCAACTGAGGAGCAGGTAGCTTAACAGCAATGTTGCTTGAGCTAGATGAAGTGACTAAAGAAACACCCGCACCGAGAATAGTTCCCGAAGATAAAGTAGTACCATTAGCAGCGACAGTTGTCTGTGTTTGTATAATCTTATTGGCTTCAATCTCGTCAACAACAATCTTTGTCACATCTTGACCCGCGCCATTTTGAAGAGTCCCTTGTGTTGGTGTACCCGCAGTAGAACCTATTGTTAATAGGTTACCATAAGTAGACTCAATGCTTTCGTTAGTTAAATTCATTTATCCCCAGATAATATTATTGTTAGACCAAATTTGATTAGCGGTAGCCCAAGGTGTTCCAAGACTGATTAAAGATTGGTTGCTCGTAGCTATAGACGATTCCCAAGAAGTTCCTTTTAAGGTTACATTTATACTTGACATATCTTTAACTGAAGTACCACTTGATGTAGAGTAATCCATATCAAGCCCTCTTATCCAGCCACTTATAGTTGCACTACCATTGTTGTGCATAAGGACACAAACTATATCGCTTCTATAAGACATTTGCTCTACCCTTGAAGCTCTACTGTCTATAGCAGGAAGCTTTACAAATATCTCGGTTTCTATAACAGGTACGCCTAAATTTGTCTGTTTAGTTTCTGAGAAGTATGTAGCCTTGTCTTTTGGGTTATGCTCAAATGTTACAGCATCACCTAAGTTAGCACTTAAAAGAACTGTCTCCGCTGATGTATCAAGTGTTAAGGTTAAGTTTTCTTTTAGACCTAAATACACTTTCTTGATTCCTCCTGTTGAACTATTAGAACAATTGGAATCTATATCACTCAGTAAAACAGAACAGTTAAAAGCCATATATTTTAAAATAAAAAGGGGCGAGGTTTTCGCCTCACCCCCTTGTGTTAATTTACAAGATTGCTATTAAGCAGTTGCAGTAGCAAACTCAGCAGCACCGATGCTGTAAGACAAACCAAGCTCATCACCTGTTAGGGTAAGTTGGAAGCGGTTCTTTTCAGAACGACCAGTTCCAGAGTTAGCGTCAACAGTACCTGCGTACAAACCGTAGTCTAAACCACAAACGTGGTAAGTTCCAGCAGCAGTCTCTACAAAAGCAACCAACTCTGCACCACCTTTAGAGATGTCGTTAAGAGCTGTGATTTTGTCAGCAGTCATTTTAGGAAGCTCTACAGATACGGTTGGTACAGTTGATACAACACCATCACCAGATACAGTTTTCACTTCACTGAATACGGAGAAGCCATCCTTGTTGTTAAAAGAAATTTGTGATACTCCAGTTACAGCAGTAGCAGCAGTTACTTCACGGTCAGCGTCTGTTCTTGTCAAAGCAGTCAGAGCGTCAGAGCGGTTAGCAACGTGCAATTCTACGATACCGCCAATTGCAACATCGTCACAAGAGTAAGAAATATCAGCAAGAGTTACATTACAAGCCATATTATTATATTTTTTAAAGTAAGGAAAGGGCAGAAGCCCTTTCCCCTAATTATTATTA